GAATATTCTGAGCATCTATTGATTATCTCTTGTTTTTGCTCATCAGTCAATTTTATCCAGTTTCTAATCTCATCTACTGTTCTATGACATCTTATACATTTGTCATCTATTAAGTAGCACTCATAAGTGCATGGGCTTTCTACCACTTTACTTTATTTGCCCAATAGGCTGCTGACATTTTTCCTTTTGCTATGTTTTTAGCGTGTCTTGCTTTGAATGAATCAGACCTTGCTGTTTTCTTTCTATCACCTGTAACGCCTTGTTGACCAAAGCGTATGGTTTTTACTTTATCACCTTCTTTAGCTACGACTACATGAGATTTGGTAGGGTGACTAGGTGTTCTTTTAGGCTTATTAAATCCTGTTACTCCAGCTCTTGCTAATCTACTGTCTTTCATACGCAATCACTTACGTCTTTTAACAGGCTTTGCAGTTTTAGCGGCTTGTTTGAAGGCTTTGGCTGTGGGTGCGCCTTTTGTTCCGGCTTTACGCATTTTTTCTCCGCTTCCTGCTGCGATTCTTTTTCGTTTTGCATGGATGTTTGCATAGAGTCCTTGTTTAGCCATTATTTCTTTTTATAACCTGTTTTAGTTGTCATCTTCTTGCCTGTCTTTTTAGCAGCTTTTCTTGCAGCTGCCATACCTGCTTTTGTATAGCTATATGTTTTTCCACCAACCTTTGGCATGATTATTTCCTTTTCTTTGCTTTACTTAATGCGATTGCAATTGCTTGTTTCTGTGGTCTACCTGATTTCATCTCTGTGCGTATGTTAGCAGAGATAACTTTCTTTGACTTACCCTTCTTCAACGGCATATGTGTTCCTTAAAAAAGAAAAGCCCAGCAAGAGAGAGAACTGGGCTTCTTAGATGGAGGGAGTATGTCTAGCTTTGGACGCTTCTTCCCACCCACAATTATACTCTTTTTTCAAAATTAATCAAGTCTTCTGCCTACAATTGTTAATAAATTATCGATAGCGTTCTGATATTTAATCATTGCATATAATGGTTCTTTAGTTTTTAGATGGAAATGATAGATAGCTTTTTGTTGTTCAGGCTCTAGTGAGTGTATAACAGCGTGTAATACTTCTACTTTTTTTATCTCTCCTGCATGAAACATATCCTCAAACACATCATGTGTAGATTCACCGCCAGTTGCTAGAAATGCAGACTTTTTAGGATAACCCAACTCCGCTATCTCAGCTTTATCACTACGCATATAGCGTACCCACAACTCTAACAAATGCTTTAGCTCATCTAGTTTCAAGATAAATCCTCTACTTTAACTTCCCATTTTCTACCTTCTTTGTAAAACCCCCATAACTCTATTCGTATTCCTGCTTCACGAACCTTCCCAACATTTTCATGCTCGGTAATCTTTTTACGTCTACTGCTCATATTGCTTTTAGATGTGACCTGGACTGCTAATACTTCATCTCGTCTAATAGCAAGGAAATCTATGAATCCCCACAAGTCATTTTTCTTACGACTAAATGTATTATACTTTTCTACATTCTCGACCAAGTAACCTAAGTCAGTCAGTCTTTTTCTTGTCGGTATGTTTAGATTTGTCGCCATCTTTTTTCTTAAATATTTTGTCCCAATTATCCTCGAACTGTTTACGATTAGGAATTGGTCTTGGTGAGCTACCTTTACCCATTATAAATCCTTTACTTTAATTTAATGTTTTTTAATTTCATTATTTAATCAAATAAACATTTTTCATAATTCATATCAATATCCTTACAATCATATTTTAAACTTTCACCCTTTGGATATGGAAAAACAGTTAATTTCATATCTTTTAACATTTTCTTTTTTTCACTTTTATTTGCATGAAAATATACATATCTTAAAGTAGGTTTTAATGTTTCAACTTTTATTATTTTTCCTTTTTTATCTATACCTCTTCTTATATCAAATGTTGTTCCATCTTCAAAATAGTATCTTTTTTTTGGTGTACTATTTCCAGTAAATATCCAATTTGTTGCTTGATAAATATATCCAAAATGGTTTTGATTTGGGTCTGCATATGACACAAGTGCTATTGGTTTTGGAAGTAATTTTATTGCATTGCTTAAAAAATAACTAGGTAAGTTTTTAATATTATGCTCATTTATAACTAATCTATTAAGTTCTAATGTTGTATATTTTAATGTAGAAAAAATACATTTTCCATTGTTATAATTATAATTAGGTGGGTATCCAAATGTAACAATTCCAATAATTTTGCTATCTTTAATTAAACCAAAACAATAAGAAACACTACAAGTTCTTTTAGCATAATGCTTATCAAGTATCCATTCTTTATATTCTTTGTTTTGAAGTTGAACTACAGTATATTCTTTCACTTTACCTCTCTCTTAACAAACCCTGCTGGCATATAAATATAATCTTCATGCAAACAGCTAGTGTATTCTGCTCCTTCACAATGTGTTTGACACCATTGCGTAGCATCTGCACAGCTTTTAAAGTGACCTATGTATTCTGGTGTCTGCATTGTCCAATAAACTACAAGCACATATTCAAACACCGATACGCTCCTTTGCTATATTTAAATATTCCTCACTTATTTCGATACCAATAAAATTTCTGTTTAATTGTTTTGCAATTTTACCAGTTGTTCCGCTTCCCATCATTGGGTCAAATATTAAATCATTTTGATTTGACCATGTTTGTATATGATTATGTGCTAATTCTTCTGGGAAAATAGCAGGATGTTGATATGCTTCTTTATCTTTAGTAGATTTCATATATCCGCATGGTAATTTCCATATATTTAATTCTATTGTTTTAGACTTTGATGTATCAATATTATTGTTATATACAAAAGAACCATCTGCTTTTCTAAATGATGATTTAGTTTTTCTATTATAAATTGAACTTGGTGCTTTATCTCTCATAATGCCATTAAATGTTTTAGGTTGACCTTTAGATAAAACAAACATATATTCAAAACATTGTTGATACCTCTTAATTTTTGGATATGTTGGCGGAAATGATTGCTTTTGATAAATCATTGTGTCATGTAAATTAAATCCAATTTCTTTAAAATATAATGCTTGTTTAAATGATGTTCCTGTTTCACTTCCTTTAATTGTTGCGTCACCTACAACCCAAACAATAACACCACCATCATTAGTTATACGATATAACTCTTGTGCTATTTCTTCAAATTTAAATGAATATCCATTGTAATCACGCAAATTATCATATGGTGGACTCGTGATTGTTAAATCTACGCTGTTGTCAGAAATAGATTTCATTACTTCTAAACAATCTCCATGATGTAATTCAATCATATTCTCTCCTTAATCCAATCTAGCAGCTCATACTCCGTGCCATACTTTTCTATCCAGGTCTGCTTTCCTGAATGAAAACCATCATTTCCCTGGTGATGCTCATGGCACAGTGGTAGACAATTATCCCAACTGTTACGTTGACCTTTGCCCAATCCTTCACGAATATGGTGTATGCAAGGTGGAGTGTTGGCATCATAGTATTTACGACAGACTACGCAACCAAACTCCACTAGCTTTTCAATCCACTCACGTTCCTGTTTTTTCAAACCCTATTCCCAAAGACTTAGACCAGTTAATAATCTTATCGATGTACTCATTAAACTCAGTCTTCGTTAATCCTGCGGTTGACTTTAATTCACCATCGTCTTCAGTCAGCCACTTCATACGACATATGTCATGCACTTCATCTATGGAATATCCGGTTGTATCTGATATGCCTTTATAGATAACACCCCATAACAAGCTATTTTGGTCATGGCTTCTTGCGTAATCTTTATCCATAATTATCATATCATACACCCCTTCATCTAAAGATGAAACTACAGCAATGGCGGTTTGTAGGTAGTTACCTTTATCAGTCACGTGTAGTGTTTTTTTTATTTTCATACTTCACCTCCGTACCATTCTTAACAAATTTAATTACTGTTCCATTTTTATCCTTAATGCGATATGTATCTACATTAAACTCTTTGATTAATTTTTCTACTACGTCATTTAAATTCATGGTCTCTCCTTATAAGTTAATGATTTTTCTTCAAACCACAAACCAAATGTTCCTTCAAATGTATGGTTACGTTGTTTCTGTACACTTAAATAAGCAGTTGGTTCGTTCTCTCTTTCAGGTGGTAAGTTACCAGAAAACTTTAAATCTTCTATCTCACGATTGCGCCAACACAAAAGAATATTGTCAGCAAGGTTTCTGATATGGCTACTACCTAAAATGTTCGTTGCATCTGGTCTTTGATATTCGTCTGACATCTTACGAGTATGGCAAACTAAAAAGACATGGATGTTAATGTCTCTACAATATGCAGCTAACTTATCTACAAACTTTTTTTGGCTGTTGTAATCATCTTCATTAATGTTTCCAATTTTCATTAATGAGTCGATACAAAAGACATTAACACCTAGTATTTCTTTTCCATAAAGCAATGTCGCAAACATATCATCTTCAGTTGTGACACCTTGTTGGTCGTAGATAAATAGTTTGTCGTTATAGTCTTTACAGAATTGTCTGATGTAGTTTTGTGTAGGTTGATTGCTACCTAGCTTTTGGGTAATCATTCTATCTAGTGTTAGCA